GGGCGGGTCCTTTCCGTTTGGGCCTACCCTACCAGATAGCGGTTATGAGCCCAAACGCAATGACGTGATGCGGGCGATTGCGGATCGGAATGGGTTACAGCGCCCGCACCGCCCAGCCCCCCGGCCCCACGATGGCCGACACCTGCGCCACTTCCACCCGCTTGCCCGCGATGCCACCGTCGGCCGCCTGATCCGCCGCCGCATAGACCCAGTCCGGCCCGTCCAGCAGGACCTCCCGCCGGATCTGGCCGCCCTCCATCACCCGCAGCAGGTACCGCTCGCTCTCCTCGCCCAGGGGCACGTCCAGACCGTCCCAGCTATCCGCCGACACCCGCGACCGCCGCACCCAGCTCACCGCCAGATCGCCGCCCTGATCCGCCACCCGCAGATGCACCGGCGACAGAGGCCGCAGCCCGATCCCGTCGAATGCGTGGACCTGATGGCGATAGCTGCCGTCGGTATAGTCGCGTTTCGCTGGCCCGATCCGGTAATGCCGCGACAACCCGCGCTGCGCGAGGCTCAGCCCCACCTGACGCGGCGCGCCGTCCATGAGCACCACCGATGAGCCTGCGGGCCAGACCTGCGGCATCGCCACATCCGTCCCCAACTGCCCGCGCAGCCGGTGGCTCAGCAGCCAGACGCCCTCGCCCGCAGGCGCCGCATCGCGAAACTGCAACAGCTCCCATCCCCCTGGCGTGCCGTCCCCGATGGCCATGAGGTTCCGCCCCGACAAAAGCCCCGCCTCCGACACCGATGACAAGGCGCCGCCCGTCAGCCGCACCGTCAGCGGCGCGCCATGATCGACCCGGCCCATGGGCGCGGCCTCCAGCGGGGTTTCCGTCACGCCGATCACCGCGCGCCGGTCGATCACCTGGTCGAGCGCATAATCACCATCCTGATCAGAGGCATAGACCCCGACCGTGCCCGGCCAGGGCTGCGCCGTGACCGCGATATGGGGGGCGTGGGGCACCTCCTCCCCGCTCATCAGCGGCAGGTCGAGGAAGAGCGGAAAGACCGGCACCGGCGGCACGAAGCTCTCAAGCCGTGCTGCCTGCCCAGCCATGTCGACGGGGCGATAGCTCTCCGCTTCGATCCGCACCGCTTCCACCAATTGGCCCGCGCCGCGCTCCACCCGGTCGATCCGGTAAAGGCCCGGCCCCGCGCCGATCCGCACCACATCGCCCGCGCCAAGCGCCATGCGCGATGGCGGCAGGGTAAACCGCAGCGTGTCCCGCGCCACCTGCGACTCCGCCAGCCAGCGTTCGACCACCTGCCGCCCCTCGCCGCGCAACAGCGCCAGGGGCATCTCCTGCCCCGCCACCACGTCGCTGTCCTCCCGCGGGAGCACGGCCTCTTCGGCAATGACGTCGAAATTCCCCTCCGCCTCGACAAAGCGCAGCCGCACCCGGCCCGCCATCTCTGCCGCGCTGGCGCGGGTCTCCTCCAGCGTGCCCTCGGTTTCGGGCGACACGCAAAGCTCCTCTGCGGACACCTCCGCATCCACCGCCCCGTCGCGCATGACAAACCGCAAGAGCCCGTCGCGATCCACCGCATCGAACCCGTAGCGCAGCATCAGCGGCTGCAATGCCGCCCGCGCGGTCTCCCCCGTCTCCTCATAGCCCCAGACCAGGCCGTAAAGGCCCGAGACATCGAACGCCTCCAATCCCGAGCGCAAACAGATCTCCGCCACGACAGAGGCCAGCGAGCGGGCCGAGGCGCGGCCGGTGATCCAGTGACCCTTGGCATAGTTCGTCCCGTCCGACCAATGATCGGCATCCAGCGGAAACCACGGGAAAGGCCGCGCATCCCAGGCCCAGACATGGGCGCGCGACATGTCCAGCATCGGGGCGTCATAGACGGCGGACACCGGGTTATGCGCCGGATCGGACCAGTAGGACAGCATCGCCCGCAGGTATTGCATCGCGATCAGGTCATCGCGCCGTCCGGTCGAATAATAGGGCACCGAGGATTCCGAGGATTTCGGGTCCAGGAACTTGTTCGGCTGGTTCGTCCCCTTGTCCACCGCCGCACAGCCCAGTTCGGTGAACCAGATCGGTTTCGACTGCGGCTCCCACACGGTCGGGGTCAGCGACCGCACCCCGCCAATGCGCTCGTAATGAGCGTTCTGCCACCAGTTGCGGATGTCCTTCACCCGCCAGATCCAGGGCTCCCCCTCGCCATCGGTGATCGGCGTGCGGATCTGCGCGGCCCGCGCCTGGGCCGAGTGGTAGTACCAGTCAAACCCCTCACCGCCCTCGATATTTCCCGTCAGGTAGTCGAGGTCATAGATCGACCCGGCCTCCGCATCGGCGTGATCCTCGCCCTCCCGCCAGTCCGAGAGCGGCATGTAATTGTCGATCCCGATAAAGTCGATATTGGCATCGGCCCAGAGCGGATCGAGGTGGAAATAGCGGTCGCCATTGCCCGGCTGATACCCGGAATATTCCGACCAGTCCGCCGCATAGCCGATCTTTGCGCCGGGCAGTAGCGCCCGCACCTCCGCCGCCAGAGCCCTGAGCGCCGCGACGGCCGGAAAGCCCTGATCGTCACGTATCCACGTCAGCCCCCGCATCTCCGACCCGATGCAGAACGCGTCCACGCCCCCCGCCGCCGCACAGAGCGCGGCCTGATGCAGGATGAACCGGCGGAAGGACCATTCCGCCGGGCCGGAATAGCTGACCACCCCGTCCCCCACGCCGAAATCCGCCGCCGCAGCCGTGCCGAAGAACGCCGCAACCTCCGCCCCTGCCGCCGCCGTGCCGTCGGGGCTGCCCGCCACGCCGGGGGCCAGAGAACTCGTGATCCGCCCGCGCCACGGCAGCACCGCCTGACCCTCCGCCCCCGTATAGGGATCGGTCAGCGTGTTACCCGCGAGCTGCGTCATCAGGAGGAACGGATAATACGTCACCGCCTGCCCTCGCGCCGCCATCTCGCGCAGCGCCTCGATCACCGAGGCATCGCAGGGCGTACCGCCATAGACGACCGCGCCCTCCTCCTCCGGCACACGCGCGGCCTGCGCCCGCGTCACGCCTGCCACCGACCAGGGCATCTCCGCCCCGTCGCGGTCGGAAAACTCCACCATCGGCTGCACCTGGCACGTCCCGCAGCGCAGGTCGTCGCCAAACCAGCTCACGATGAGGGAGACATGATCGCACCCCGGCAGGGACGCCGCCATCTGGTCCAGGGAGGTCGGGAAATCCGCCTTGCCGGAGGGGCTGTTCACATTCGCCGCCTCCACCCGGCCCGCGCCGAAATCAAAGCTGACCGGCGTGGTCGCCAGCGCGTATTCGCCCGAGCCCGGCATCATCGCCACGCCCCGGACGGCGCGGGCGGGATCGTCCGGGCCGATCTCCTCGGGCGCGGGGCGGATGACCTCGAACCCGAACTGCGGCACGCGATTGCCATAGGCCCCAAGCTCCAGATCCTCGATCACCACATAGGCCGTGCCACGGTAGGCGGGCACCGCGCCCGCGCCCTCCACCGCCTCCATCTTCGGGTCGGGAAGCTGGTCGCGCGACCCGGTGTAGACACGGATGTTGATCTCCGACGGCGCGATCTCCGCCCCGTCGGCCCAGATCCGGCCGATCCCGGAAATCTCCCCTTCGCACAGGGCGATGGCGAGGCTCACGCGGTAGGAATAATCGCGCCGTTTGGGCCGGGGCGCGCCCTTGCCCCCGCCCGAGGTCGTCACCACCTCCTCGAACTGCGTGGCCCAGATCACCTGCCCCGCCACGCGCATCCGCCCGTGCAGCCGCGCCACCGGATCGCCCTCGCCCGCGCCCATGATGCGCAGCCGGTCGACGCGGCCCGTCTCCACCGGCTCCGCGCCCTGCCCCATGAGGCGCTGGTCGATAGCCCGGCCCAGGACCGCCCCCACAAAGCGCCCCGCCACGACCGAGGAGAGGCCCAGCACCGTGCCGCCAAGCGATCCGCCGATGGCCGCGCCTGCCGCCGAGAGTAATACCGTCGCCATGTCAGTCCTCCTGCCCCTCTGCGGGCGTCATTTCGGGAAAGGCAAACCGCGCCACGATGCGCCGCGCCCAGGGGGCCGAGAGCGGGGATTCGATCACCCCGTGGCCGGAATAGGCGTGGATGAATGTCGGATGCGGGGTGATATTGCCCTGTATTCCCAGATGTTTGGCCACCCCCCGGTCGCGCATACGGAAAAGCAGCACATCGCCCGGTGCCGCCCCCGAAAGCGGCTTTTCCACCAGATGTGTGAGCGCCGCCGACCACAGCCGTTCCTCCCCCTCGGGCTCCGACCAGTCCTGCGTATAGGGCGGGATCTCCTCCGGCTCGGCCCCGTGAAGATCGCGCCAGACACCCCGGATCAGGCCCAGGCAATCCGTCCCCGCCCCGCGCGCAGAGGCCTGGTGCAGATAGGGTGTGCCGATCCACGCGCGGGCGGCCTGAACCACGGCGCTCATCTCCGGCTCCTCCCGGTGGTCTGGCCCGTTGCGGCGGGTTGCGCCATCAGCCAGTCTTCGCCGGGAATGTCGGGAAAGCCCTGAAAGTTCAGCAAGTTGTTGAACTTGTATCGGCAGGTCTCCATCCGCTTGTCGCAGCCCGCGGTGATCCGCACCCGGTCGCCGGGCACCAGCGCCGCCCGCAACTCGGCCCAGAGGTCGATGCGTCGCGCCGCCGTCTCCGCCCGGTCCCGCTTGATCGCGCCGGTGAGCCCTGCCGCCGCCCCGTCCAGAACGGTCAGTCCGCCACGCGCGAACCAGCCCTCCTCGAAATCCGGCAGGGGCGGCAGGGTCAGCGTCGCACCCGCGACCGCCGTCACCGCGGCCTCCGCCTGATAGCCCGGCGCGGAGAGGTCAAAGCCGCAGGCCGCGTCGCCCAATACGGCACCGCAGGGTTTCTGGTAGACCCGCCCCATGGGCCGGTTCAGCACCTCCGCCAGGCCGCGCAGTTCCGCGGTAAAGGCCCCGCCCGCGCGCCGTATCTCGCCGATCGTTCCGCGAAAGAGCATCTGACGCTGATCCACGTCGGACCAGTTGACGATCCAGCACCGCACCTCCGCCCCGTCATAGCGGCCCGCGTCGATATCCGCCTCCCGGATCGCCGCATCCCGCAGCGCGCCGATCGCCTCAGAGTTGTCCACCGACAGCCCCGTCCCCTGTTGCAGTGCCATCGCCGACAGCCCGCTGTCCGCCCGGAAAACGATCGTTTCGAATTCCAGGTCGCGGTCGTGATCGGTGAAGCCCAGCACCACGCCATCGCCCCGCGTGATCGCCCAGGCATGGGCGAGATGTGTCGTGCCGCTGGCCAGATGCGCGGCGAGCCCTTCGTGAAACGCCATCAGACCCGCAGCTCCACCACCGGGACAGAGGGCACGTCGCCCGCCTGGAACGACGCAACAGATGTGGCGATGTGATCGGTGTCAAAGCGCACCGGGACGTCAAATTCGAACCCCGCCGTCACCTCGGCCTGGGGCACCGGCGCCTCCTCCAGAACAACCATTCCGGTCGTGGTGTCGACGCTGAACCCGGCGCCTACCTGAAGCTCCGCCCCGTTCACCCCGATCCGCACCGTGCCCGCCACCGGCTTGCTGATCACCCGCTGATGGACCTGCGCGCCGGAGCGGTAAGCCTTGCTCAGCCGGAAGCTTTTCGTCGTCCCGTCACCCCGGCCGATCAGCTGATCGGTAAAGGCCACCCCGGCGCTTGGCAGGGCGGAGGTGTAATCGCTCCAGTCCTTCCAGCGGAACCCGTGAAGCTGCCCCTCCCGCGCCTCGAAGAACGCCAGCAGCGCCGCGATGTCGTCGAGCGACCGCATTGACACGCCCGCATCATAGCGCCGCCGCGACTGCGACCAGGGGGCGTTGCGCTCCTCGAACCCGTTGGCGAGGGTGACGATCTCCGTCCGCCGCTCCGGGCCGCCGGTAGAGCCGAAGGAGAGCGCGGCGGGAAAGCGTATTTCGTGGAAAGACATGGGGTTACTCCTTGGGGTTGGGGGCTGGAAGTCTTGGGCAATCATCAGCACCGCGCCGATCATGAGCCCCGCCCGGCGGCACGCCGGGCTGCGCCGACCCGCCCCCATGGGGCGGCGCAATTGCGCCACCCCTCGGGTCGGCGCAGCCCTTGGTACGAGCCCCGGCGGGACGGCATGGCGACATCCCCCTCACCGGTTCCGCTGCCCCCGCCCGAGCGCCCGGCCCATCTGTGCGGCGATCTGGCTTTGCGAGCGGCGGAAGCTCTCCGCATCGCGCGTCTGGATGTTCATCACGACCGTCACGGGCCGTCCGCCCTCGGAGCGCACGCCCAGCTTGCCGTCGGCGCCGCGGGTCAGCGGCATGATCGCCTCCGGCCCCGCCTCGCCCATCAGCCCGGTGCCGCCGCGCATCGGAAAGGCCGTCGCGCCGCGCACCACCCCGCCATCGGCAAAAGGCATCACCCGGCCCTGCGCGAACGCACCGCCCCTGGCAAAGGGCATCAGCCCCTGGAAAAGCCCGCCGACCCCCTGCGCCAGCACGCCGCCGAAGTGATCGGTCACCGGCTTCACCGCCGCCGAATAGGCGCTGTTGATCACGGATTTCCCAATGATACCCAGCACATCGGAAAACTTCGCCCCGTCCAGAACCGCCGCGTCCAACGCCCGGCGCAGCCCGCGCGACAGGCCCCGTTCCAGCGACTGCACATCCTTGCCCGTCTCGGCCAGCGCGCCGCGCATCCGGCGCAACTCACTGTCGAAGCCCGCAACCATGCCGGTCGCGCCGCCAAGCGTGACCTCCAGCGCCTCCACCTGCGTTTTCAGGTCGGTAAACCCTTCGATATCCTCAATCATCCGATCCTCCCGGCCGGTCCGGCCATTGCGCCATCAGGTCCATCAGCCGCGCCCGGCGCAGCGGCGCGGGCGCCCCCTCGCCCAGCATCAGGCGCAGCTCGGCGGGGGTGAGCGCCCAGAACTCCGCCGGTTTCAGGCGCAGCCCGCCGATCCCGGCGCGCATCAGGGCGGCCCAGTCGAAACTCATGCCCCCTCACCCGGCAGGGCGAAGGCGCGCGCCAGAAGCTCTGCCGCCGCCCGCGCCGCGCCGACCGGCCCGCCCGCGATCTCCGCCTGCATGAGGTCTTCGGCCCGGCCCTGCCAGCCGCCCCCGCGCAGCCCCGCCACGATCAGCGCCAGCACGTCGCGCGAGGAAAAGGCCGAGGTTTCAAACCGTTCCACCAGATCGACCAGAGAGCCCGCGGCCAGCGCGGCCTCAAGCTCTGCCAGCGCGCCGAGGGTCAGCCGCATCACGTGCCGCTCCCCGTCGATCACCAGCGCGACCTCTCCTGCATGGGGGTTGGCCATCAGATCGCCGTGAAGGTCAGCGCCCCGGCAGAGGCCATCGCCATCTCGTAGGTCGCCTCGCCGTCATGGGCGCCCGCATATTCGACCGAGGTCACTTGGAAAGGCCCCTCGATGATGCCGAAATCGGGGATGATCACCTGGAAATCCGGCGTCTCCCCGTCGAAGAAGATCTGCCGCGCGCGTTCATCCGACCCCTCGTCGCGGAACACGCCCGAGCCGGAGATCGCCGCCGACCGCACCCCTGCGCCGCCCAGCAATTCGCGCCAGCCGCCCGCACTTTCCAGGCTGGTGACATCCACCGTTTCGGCGTTGAAACTGACCCGCGTGGCGCGCAGCCCGGCGAGCGTCTGGAACTGCCCGTCATCGGACATGTCCACCTTGATCAGCAGGTCCTTGCCATTCTGAGCTGCCATTTTCCGTCTCCTTGTAAGAGGTTAGCAGTCGCCCCGAAGGGGCGCCTAAACATCGTCGACCAGCGCGCGGAAGGTCAGGTCGATGCGGCGCTGCTGCCCCGCCTCGTCGCGTTTCGCCTGCGCGCGCAGGAAATTCATCGCCACCAGCTGCCCCCGGTCGAGCGGGCCGAGCGGTTGTGCCAGCACATCCGCCACCGCCCCCGCGACCGCCTTGGCCTGCTGGAACCCGGCCGCATCGGTGATCACCGAGACCACGAAATCGTGCCGCGCGCCGGAGGCCGACCGGTCCGACCGCTCCGCCACCTTTTCAGGACCGAGCGAGACATAGAGCGACGGGATCGCCCCCACGGGCGGCGCGTCGAAGATCGCCGTCCCGACCAGCCCCGACAGCGTCGCATCGGCAGAGAGCGCGGCGTAGACGGCCTTTTGCAGCGCGGCGGACAGCGCATAGGTCATGTCGCCACCTCTTCGGTCGCAAAACACGTGAGGTAGCGCCCCTGCGGATCCTTCTCCGCCACGGCCTCTATCCGGTAAACCCTTGATCCTTCGCGGAACCTCTGCCCCGCCTCGGGGCGCGACGGCACGCCGACCGGCGCTCCGCGCACCACGATGCGCCAGTTGACCCGGCCCGTCGGCACCGCGCCGAACTCTGCCCCCCGCCCGGTGCGCGCCGTCACCTCGGCCCAAACCTCGCCCAGGGGGACCCAGGTTTCGGTGAACCCGCCCGCCGCATCGGCCAGGCGCTGCGGCTCCTCCAGCACCAGCTGCCGGTCGAGACGCACGCTCATGACCGCCCCCCCTGGAAGAGCCGCATCGGGCGATACCGTTCCAGAAGCGAGGTCACGCCGAAGGGCATACAGCCCGATCCCAGGCCCGTGGCCTCGCGGTTTTCGTAGTAATGCGCCGCCAGCAGCATCACCGCCTGCGCCAGATCGGGCGGCAGGTCCCCCCAGACCGGCCCGAACCCGCCCGAGAAGCGGACCCGTATGGACCCGTCGGAAGGCGGCTGCGGCAGGCCCGCGCTGCGGCCGCGGAGCATCGGGAAATGCACATCCTTTTCCAGCCGGTAGCGCAGCGGATCGACCACGGTCGCCGCCCCCTCGGCATCCACCAGCGACACTTCGGAGATCGCGGTGACCGGACCCACGGGAAGCCGTTCGGCATCGACGCCCGACCAGCGCGGGATCGTCCAGGTGAAATCGCGGGAAATCAGCACCTTGCTAGTCCGCGCCTCGACCGAGGACATGGCCGCACGCAGGAAACTTTCCAGCACCGCGTCCTGCACCGTATCGCCGGTGAACCCCCGTCCAAGCCGCAGATGCGCCTTGAAATCCTCGACCGGCAGCACCGCCGCCAGCACCTCGTCATCTTCGATCAACATCCCCGAACCCTTCTCTTGTCTGCTGGTTTGGCGCGTGCCCGCTCACACCGATGCGGACGGAGGGAGCAGCTGGTCGGCATCAGCGACCACGCGCCCGCCGGGGACCCGAAGGCCCCCGCCGATCACGACCCTCAGGAGGCCGCGAATTTCAGCAGCTTGATCGCCGCGAAATCGGTCACGTCCCCGCCGACCCGCTTGGTCGCGTAGAACAGAACATGCGGTTTGGCGCTGAACGGATCGCGCAGCACGCGCAGGTCCGGGCGCTCGGCCACGGTGTAGCCGGCGTGGAAATCCCCGAACGCGATCGAATAGCTGTCCGAGGCGATGTCGGGCATGTCCTCGGCCATCAGGACGGGATAGCCCATCAGCCGCGCCGGTTCCCCGGCGGCCAGGCTGTCGGCCCAGAGGAACCGCCCCTCGCTGTCCTTGAGCTTGCGCACCGCCCCGGCCGTCTTGGAGTTCATAACGAACGTTCCGTTTGCCCGGTAGCGCGCGCCGAGCGCATAGACCAGATCGACGATCGCATCGACCGGGTCATTCAGATCGAACGATCCGTCAGCGCCGGTCGCGACATAGCCCAGGTTGCCCCAGGACCAGGAGGCATCCGCAACCGCAGGGTGATCGAGAATCCCGGTCGGTTTGTCCGTGCCATCGCCCGAGATGAACGAAGCGGCCTCGGAGCGGGCGAATTTGTCCGCGATCCGCTCTGCCAGCCAGGATTCGATGTCGAAGGCGCTGTCGTCGAGCAGACGCTGCGACGCCTTGGGCAGCGCGGCGAGTTCGAATAGCGGGATCGAGATTCTATCCACGGTTGCAGTGGAGGTTTCCGAAACGGAGCCGGTTTCCGTAACCCAGCCAGAGCCGATGTCGGTGGTGTCGACCAGCACGTCATAGGAGGTCGCCTCCACCTGCACGACATTGGCCACCTGGCGCAGCGAGGCGGCGGATTTCAGCACGCCCTGGATCGTCGCGGAGGTCTGCGGATCGACGAGATAGCCGCCATCGCCCGCAACGGCGGTGCTCATCGCCTTGCCTTCGAGCGTCAGCCCGCGCAGCCCGTCGTCATCGCCGGAACGGAGATAGGCGCCAAAGGCTTTCTGATGCGGCGCGGCGGCATCGGCCTCACGCGCCAGGGCGGGGCGTGCGCCCGCGGTGGATTTGCGGTCAAGCATGGTCATACGGCTTTCCTGTTGTTTCATGCGCTCTGTCATCTGGTCGCGGAAGGTCTTGAATTCCGCCACGAATCCCGCGACTGCGGTCTTCACCTCGGTGGCCGGAGTGGGCGGCTCGGACAAAGCCTCTCCGGGCCGAGAAAGGATCTCGGTTCGTTCCATCATCATGTCCCCGTCGAAGGGTTGAGCCGGGCCTAGCGCCCCGCCATTTCCAGCCGCGCGTCGTCAAAGACCGCCGCCAATTCGCGCAGGCTGTCGTCCAGGGCCTCGCCCTTGGCGGCCACCCGCGCACTGGGAAGCATCGGGAAGGTGACAAGCGACACCTCCCAGAGCTCCAGTTCCTTCAGGGTGCGTCCGCCCCCGTCATTCTTGCCCGCCCGCAGCGTCCGGTAGCCGATCGACAGCCCGTCGATCGCGCCCGCCCGGATCAGCGCCGCGGCCTCTTCGGCGCGGGCCACGCCACGCAGCAGACGGCCCTTGACATAGAGACCGCGGGCGTCTTCGCGCACCTCGCCCCACACGCCGATAGGTTGTGCCGGATCATGCTGCCAGAGCATCTTGACCGCGCGCCCCGTCGCCAGGGAGGCCGCATAGGCCCCCGGTTCGACCCGGTCGCCGCCCCGGTCGGCCGCCCCGAAGAGCGAGGCATAGCCCGCGATCCCCATGTCGTCACCGACCGTGATATTCGCCTCTGGGCCGCAGAATTTGTGTTCAAGTTCCATAGCTTACACCCCTTCTCTCGCAGTTTGAGAGAGATAAACTCAGATTTAAGGCAAACGCGTTAAGAGCGATTGGAAGCCTTCTGCAAGTATCACCGCAACCACGCCGTAGACCGTCAGCCACAGCCGCCGCTCAAGCCGTTCAATCACAACCTCAAGACGTGCGATCCTCTGGTTCAGCGCCTCCACATGCAGGCGCGACACCCTCTCGTGCGCCTCCAGCCGGAGCGCGGGCGCACAGTCGAACCGTTCGAATCCGACGCGCCGGATCTGGCTTTCATCACTCATCCTGCGCCTCCGCCGGGAGGCCGAGCAGCGCCCGTTTTTCCGCCCGCGTCAGGAAATCCGCCCCCGCCACGCGCGCCCATTGCGCATCGCGTTCCGCCGACAGCGCGGGCACCTGGTCGAGGTCCGGGCGCAGCGTCACGCGCTCTCCGGTATAGCCTTCGAGCCAGGCCGAAATCGCCGCGGTGACCCGCGTCGCCAGCGGCAGGACCGTGAGCCGGAAGAACGCGCGGTGCGCCTCCTGGTAATTCGCATAGGTCGCCTCGCCCGGAATGCCGAGCAGCATCGGCGGCACCCCGAAAGCCAACGCAATCTCCCGCGCGGCGGCGTCCTTGGTGCGGTGAAATTCCATGTCCGAGGGCGAGAACCCCATGGGTTTCCAATCCAGCCCCCCCTCCAGCAGCATCGGCCGCCCGGCATTACGCGCGCCCATGTGGTGGGCCTCCAACTCACTGGAAAGACGGTCGAATTGCTCTGCCGTCATCGACGCGCCCTCGGGCCCGTCATAGACCAGCGCGCCAGAGGGCCGCGCCGCATTGTCGAGCAGCGCCTTGGACCAGCCCGAGGCGGAATTGTGCACATCCACCGCCTGCGCGGCGGCCTGCATCGCGGAATGGCCGTAATGGTCATCCTGCGGGTGAAAGTTCTTCACATGCAGCACCGGGGCGCGATCCGTCACCGCGAAGCGATGCTTGCGCCCGCCGACCGTGTAACCATAGGCCACAGGCCAGCCATCCGCGCCCGGCACCACCGACATCCGGTCGGAGCGCAGCACATGAAGTTCGACCGGCGTGCCATCCTCGGCCGCCACGGCCTCAAGGTAGCCATTGCCGGTGAGGACGAGCTGACCATAGAGCGCCTCAAGCAGTTCGGCCCGGCCCTGCGCCGCGTTCGGACGGGCCAGCAGATCGGTGACCGGATGCACGTCATAGCGCGTCGTGTCGTCCTGGCAGATCAGCGGCAGGGCGGCGGCGGCCTCTGCGATCAGCTTGACCGCGCGAAAGCCGACCGGGTTGCCCTGAAACCCCGTGCGGGTCAGCGAGGCCATGTCGCGCGGCGACCAGGCCACCCGCCCCGCCGAATGGTAGGAGATGACCGGACCGGCGGCGCTGGCCTTGAGTTCGGGCGCGCTGTCCCGCCGGAAAAAGTCGATCATGCCCATGGGCGTCTCCTCGGCTGCGTGTCGTCGTGTGAGAGAATTTGCCAACGAAAGGTTAACCAAGACTTCCTAGACCGTTCGCACCTTCGGCTCTGCGCGCAACACCCGCGCGGAGATCATCAGATCGGTCAGCGCCCAGACCAGCGCGTCCAGCCGGTCAGGCGAGCCTTTGCCCTCCCAACCCCTTGTTGTCATGGCACAAAGCTGATCCTCCAGCGCGCCCATCCCGCGCAGGTGATGCACCCGCCCCTGTTCGTAGAGCGCCGCGACAGGTTCCGCCCGCGCCGATTTCCCCTTGGCCGCGCGCACCTTGCGCAAGGGGACGAGCGGGTCGACCTGCCGGATCACCGCCTCCACCAGATCGCCGCCCTGGTTGACCTCCGCCACGATGCGGTCCGCCCCGTGGCGTTCCAGCGCCGCCACGGCCGCCTCCGCCCATTGCATCGGCGAGGCGGCGGAGACCGAGGCATCCTCAAGCACATAGGCGCGCCAGTCCTCGGGTGTTTTGGCCATCTTGACCCCCGCCACGACGATCCCGCATTCGTCGGACCCGGCATGGCCCGTCACCGGCGGGTCGACCGCCACCACGATCCGGTCGAGCGGCGGCGCGTCGGGGATGCGCGCAGCCTCCAGCATCTCGTGGGTCCAGAGCGCGCCTTCCGCCGCGCCCAGCATCACGCCCTCCAGCTCCTGCCGCCCAAGCGCGGTGCCCGCATAGCGCGCCCGCACCTCCGCCAGGAAGGAGGCGGCAAGGTTGGCGCGGTTCGCCTCTGTCGGGGCGTGGGTCACGACGGTGGAGGGCATCGCCAGCAGGTCCCGCAGGATCGCCACCGGGCGCGGCGTGGTGGTCACGCAGACGCGGGGATCGTCGCCCAGCCGCAGTGCGAATTGCAGCATGTCCCAGGCGTCCTGCCCTTTCTTCCACTTGGCCAGTTCATCGACCCAGGCGCCGTCGAACTGCGGCCCGCGCAGCCCTTCGGGCTCATGGGCGGAAAAGGCGTGCGCCTGCGCGCCGTTGGGCCACAGAAGCCGCTTGCGCCCCGCCTCCCAGGCCGGGCGGCGGTCGGGCGGGGTGCAGGCGAGGATGCCGCTGTCGCCAAAGATCATCACCTCGCGCACCTGGTCGATGGTTTCGCCCACAAGCGCCAGGCGGGAGCAGCGCCCCGCGTCCAGCGGGCGGTCGCCTTCGACCTGGGCCCGCACCCATTCCGCCCCGGCCCGCGTCTTGCCCGCGCCGCGCCCGCCCAGGATCACCCAGGACCGCCAGTCGCCCGCGGGCGGCAGCTGATGCGGCATCGCCCAGAATTCGAAAAGGTAAGGGAGAGCCAT